CTCCATTGTAACACCAAGATAGTTACCCTGCTGTTGTGCGGATCTCATTGATTGAGTAAACTGACCGCCCAAACCTGTGGCTGCTGCAAATGAAGTTGAAGCAGAGTCTAACTGCTTAACAAGCATTGCCGTAGATTCTGCGACCACATTCAAAGCATTTCCAAATAAATTAGTAAAATTAAAAGTATCGACGATCGATTGCTTGAATTGTTCTTGGGCTTCTTTGCTGTTTTGTAACTCGGTACCAAGTTTTCTAATTCCCAATGCAGCGTTAACCAATGGCCCCTTTCCGAAGAGCACCATCTTTGATCCAAGAGAATCCATCATCTTGGAATATTTGCCTCCTACTGCTTCGCCTTCTTTTACTTTCTTGTTGAATTCGTCTTGTGCTTCGGAGAGATTATCAAGAGTGACGCCTTTTAGATCATACGTTTCTCTGATAATATCCAGTTGTTTCTCAAATTCTGCGGTTGCTTCTTCGTTAAGAGCACCTTCTTCTAATTCAAGCTCGTATGCCTGTCTCAGAACATTAAGTTCTTCAGCCACCAATCGATTACGTGCTTGTCTCGCCTCAACTCCATTCTGAACAGCATCGGCCATTTGTATTTCTAGTTGTGCCTCTTCTCTCTTAAGGGCAAGTCTTTTTTCCAAATCCGCAGAGTCAACAGCTGTTGCTTTTGCTGCTTTAAGATCTGCGAGTTCTTTTTTTATTTGATCAAACTCAGCCTTTTCTTCTGGGGTCATCGCCATTTACTATCCCTCGTCAGTGAAAGGCCAAGTGATCCCAGTGGTGCTTTCAAATTCACCAACTGCTTGATCCAATAGATCTCTTGTTTGGACAGTCATGGGCGCATCTTTGCCGTGCGCAATGTATGATTCAAGATAATTCTTTTCTGCAATGATCGCTTGAGCATACGCCTGAACGTCTTTTAATTTGCCTTTTATGGAGATTTGTGGCATTTCTTGCTCGTTAAGGTTAGCAATCATGTCTACATCTTTACCATAAATGTATTTCAGAATAGTCTTGTTCCATTCGCCAAAAGCCTTTAACCAACTTTCAGTCAAGAGCTTGGGGTTTCTCGTTAAATCAATCTGCATAATAAATCTCCGATATTATAAATAGTTTTATAAAAAAAATGCCCTCGACGGGCATTATTTACTTTTTCTGGATTTCTCCATTTGCTTCTTTTCTTCTTCGTATTGCTTCTGAAGTCGTTTAACGAACCAATTTCGCAAACCAATCGGCAAATTGTACGCCTCAATAAAGGACCATCCCCCGAAATGCATCAATAAAAAGAACTGTTCGTAAGATGCTTCTGTGTATTTATCGGTCAGGCCAAAGAAAGTCGGCCCCAAAGGGCACCTCCATTTCCTGTTCGTGGCCACAAGAACTGCACTCAAAGTTTTCATTTACTGAAATATCTGGATTAACCTTTTTGTAAGCGTTTTTAATAAACCGAGAATCTCTCAAAGGCATGTTATCCACATAATAAGCGATAACATCTTTTGCTGCATTCCCCTGTACTGATTTAATCATCATTTTGTATTGATCAGTCATCAGAGATTCTTGTTGCATTCCTTTTTTTCTACTCTCAGCCATTCGACTTAAGAAAAGCTCATGCTCACCAGTCAGAGGCGCGATTTCAACATCAAACTTGCTATAAGGAGCGGTGACTATAAACGTGTTGTTTGCGGTCTTTCTGATTCCCAAGTCGGGATCCTCTGAACTTTCCTTAATTGTTTTGTTATTAAGATCAAAAGTCATCAGTTGTTTGGTCGCACAATTGGGACAAGTTACTTGGGTCTCGTAATCGCTTCCATAACCAGAAGCACGAGCCGCGATTAAGATTGCGTTCTTGTCCCCGATAAGCAAAGAGTTCACTTTGATCTTCTTGTTAACGATTACGCTTTGCAAGAACCTATCAATAGCAATACCTTTCTTTAGCAGAGTTCGAGAGGTCAATATGTCCTCCTCTTTTGCAGTCATGAATCTGATTTCAATTTCTTCTTTATCTTTAAGCGGATGGCCTTCGGTATACAATTTACCTCTGGAAGGCAAATCAACCATCTCGGTTGGTGTTACAAAGTCCAAAGGACTCGCAGCAGTAGCAGCAACTGGTGCTGAACTTTCGCTTTGGGGACCAATTCTATCCCCGTTGTTTCTATTACTCAAATTTCACCTCTTTAAATTACATCAGGATTGGGGTTATCAGCTATCGGATCAAATGCATCCGTGATACCTCCATCGTCTGACATGTTTTCTTGGCCTATCTCGGAGGCCAATAATGGATTGGTTGCAACTTCTATTAATTCCGCCCAATCATACGCTATCGTCATTTCTAATCCGACAAGATCTTCGGAGGAGTAATCCAAATCACCAAAATTAATTGATGTAATGATTCCCCCGTTTAATATCCATTTTTCTAATGCTTCGCCTTCGGCATTCAATTGTTGAATCTCAAGATTGTCTACATACAAGCTTGATTGAGACTTTGATATTCCATCAACAAAAGAACGGATATCTGATTGATTTGGATAAACATATCCAAAATTAAATATTTTTCTTAATAATCTTTGTGTGATCTCAGATGTATCAACCATGCTTATGCTTATATCGTTCCAAGTTAAAAGCGCTGGATACTTAAAAGTATGGTTAATGAGTTGGTATTCGCCTGTACTCACTTCAAAAGATGGCTTTGTAACGGTCTTGGCCCAATACCAAACAGATTCACCATCAAGGACCCCCTCATTGGAATCAAGTATGGCGAATCTATATTTTTGTTTTGGGTCGTTTGAGTCTGTCCAAAAAGCCATTTAAACCTCTATTCGACTGGATCGCTATTTACGCCTTGTGAATTATCAACATTAGGTTGGTAGTTAGGGGCTTGAATTGTAGTGTTACCAGCCTCAAAGTATGGAACCGTGCCGAGCGTGGCTGAATCAGGATGTGATGGTCCAAATTCGCAAGTTGCCCAATCGTATCGGATTGTAAGCTCAACAGTTCGAAGATCTTCGCTTGAGTAATCAAGATCACCAAAGTTTGCAGCCTTAATGAAAGGTTGTTGAAGAACCCAAGTCTCAACCACATCACCGTTTGCTTGAAGAACTTCAATTGTGATACCTCGAAGTCCGGCAGAGATTGAACGGTTCTTGGAGATGGTACTGAATTGGTCAGTGTCTGTACTGTCTGGAACCATATAGCCAGAGTTAGTAAGCAATTGGTTTGTGAGACCCACTGCGTCTGGTGAAATTGGATCAACTAATGCTAAGTTGACTTCTGACCATGAAACTTTGCCGGGGAAGTAGTATTTTCCGCCGAGGTAATGATGTTCGGTTTCTCCAAGATCAAAAGATGGAGTTGTAACGCTCTTTGCCCACCACAGTACGCCACCCAATTCGGTGTTGTTTGTGTTCAAAGAATCAAATGTTACTCTAAATCGAAAATTTCTTTTAGGTTCGGTACCTGCTTGAGTCCAAAATGCCATTATACTAATCTCCCTTTATTATAAATAGTATCCATTAGAATTGTACTCCAGATCTTGTGATAATAAAGTCTACTGCAACAAATTCTATTGCTTTTGCTGGCTTCACATAAATCTTGGCGTACAAGATATTTCGGTCTTGTAGATCTGGTGTGGTAGTTGAGGAGTCCAAAACAATTTTGTAATCTGTAATACCACCACCGGCTTTGATTCCACCCAATACGCGATTCGCACGGTTCTTAAATTTGTTCCAAGTAACCTGAATGTTTTGATCAAAGAGGATGGTCTCAGCAATCTTACCAATTTTCTTCTTGAGGAAGATCATCATGCGTCGAACGTTGATTCGATCTAATGCAGATGGAGCCTGTTGAAGAGTCTTTTGTCCGAAGATCACAAACTCGCCTTGAAGTCGTGCGATTGGGTTAATATCAATCTCGTAAAGATCATCGCGGTTACTCTTGTTAAGAGTCTCAGCAAGTGAGGTAACAAGAGGACCAGCAGAACCACCAAGTTGTCCGATGCCGCCACGGTTGAAGCCAGCAGGGGCAAACCATGGTGCAGAAAGTGCTTGTGATTTTGCAATCGCACCGATAGCAGCAACAGATGGAGGACAGTCAGCAATGATTGTTTCGCCTCGGGCTCTTACTCGTGTCCATGGATGATAAGCAGCAGCGTATGAAGAATCAAAGTTTCTTGATCGAACACCACTAATCACACTGGCCAATGCACCCTTACCAACATTTGAAGGAGTAGTTTCTGCGGCTGTTGTGAATGCGCTTTCGAGATCAATGATTGCAAGAGAGTCTTGTCGTTCATCAACAACTTCAATCATACGATTGGTAATTGAAGAAACATTGATTCCGGGAAGTGCTAACAAGTCCATCTCTACATTCTCAGGGAACTCTGCGATATCGAGAGTCTTGTTAAGTGTATAGAATGTGTAACTTGTGTTGTCTGCTGTACCAATAACACCTGAGCGGTTGTTAAAAGGATCAAGTTCTGAGATATCAAGTCCATCGAAACCACCGAAGAGTGGAACGATAAATTTCTTAATGTTCTTATCAAGAAGTGCTTGGTCTCCGTTAGTCGCGGTGTAGGAAGTGTTTCCTGCTCTTGAACCAGAAGCATAGTAAGCGCGATTCGTAGTAGAATCGTAAACAACATCGTCCATAGTAAAGATGAATGCTCTTTCGGTAGAAACAGCAGCCAAGCCAGAGTTCTCATGAACATCAAAGCCGTAAGGCATTGAGCGAACCAAGTCTCTATAGCCTTGATCTAACAAGTTAGAGGAGGAAAGAGATTGATTAAGACCAAAGAAGTCTGTTGTTTTGAAGTTAGCATTTTGAATCCCATTAGAATCTACAGTAGATAACTTGAATGTTGGGAACTTAAATGTTACAACACGCTGATCTATTTCACCGGTTGCATTACCAACGACGGCAAAACCACCGTGGCCTTGTCCTGCTCTGTTGACCGCAGGATTCCCCGGCAAGTTACCAGAACCAACAACCATGATGTTAGTGAGGTTGCTGCTGTAATCAGTTGGAGATACAGGTGTTGCATTACTTCCTGAAAGAGTGAAGGCAACAAAACGTTGTGGTCCGTACCAACCAAATGGAAGAGCGTAATCATCTTCGGGAGGCTGATCATTTTTCAATGCAGGAGCCATTTCAATGCGGATATAATCTGATTGGTTCTCGTACTTTCCGACCATATTAAATTTAAGATCAGTAGTATCCCAAGTCATTTGCATATCACCAATTCTTTTAAGAATGTAGTTATCGCTAAATGGGTTCAGAGTCAAGTTGGAAAACTGCTCAGCAAGTGAGTTATCTTTCCAGCGTCTTACGCTAATTGTAAATTTAGAATCTTTATTTACCTCGGATCCAAGAACAAGGTTCTCAATCGTACAGTAATATTCGTGTTGGAATGATTCACCAGCCTGAAGAGCAACGATTCGGAAAAGCCTTTCCGCTGCATCGGGGGTGTATTCGGTAGCATCACTGTTTGGGTCTCTGTTAATGATATAACCAGACTTAGCGGCAATAGCAGCGTATCTATGGTTAGCGAAGGCAGTAAGTGTTGGTCGCGGTTTGCCGGGGTCTACACCAGCAGATCCAGAGGCCAAACCAAGTATAATACCAAGCTGATCCCCAGCGGTCGGGCTGGTCCCAATCGCTCGTTGTACTTCTTCTTCGTATGTTTCACCAAGCCAGTAAGTTTTAGCAGTATCGTTAATGCTACTGTTAACAGCATGTGGTGTTGTGCTGAACACGCTACGAATGTAGTTTTTGGAGCCGGGGGTAAAGTCAAAGGTTTTTGTTTCAACAACGTTTCCACTTGAGTCCTTAACGACTGCTTTGAATGTTGCACCGTTTCCAGAACCAAGAGATTCCATCATCACATTACTACCAGAGATCAAAGATCCTGATGGAGTAGCGATCGCACCAGATAATTCAACAGAGCCTTGGTTTACATAGAAAACCGCTGCTAATGAACCAGTAGGCATATTGCTTCGTGGAGAGGAACCAGAAGACACAACAAATAACCCGAAAGCACCACCTGATGCTGAGTAAGCTGTGTCCAAAGAACCTGATGTGTTCCAACCGGCAGCACCAGTTGAACCAGCGGTTGCGTTTGAGGATTGTTCACCCAAAAGGCGAACAAATGTTAATGGACTTTCGTTGGCTGATAGCCATGCTTCAGCGGCAATTGCAGCATATGTAGGAGCGATTGTGTTTCCATTTCTCCATACGTCTGGGTTGCTAGATTGTTGGCCATAAACTGGTTCGCCAAAAACACTAACAAAGTCATCAAAATTCTTAATTCTGATTGGCTGCATTGCAGGGCCGCGAAGGGCTCGTCCAATCAGTAAAGGGCCGTCGCCTTCTTGTAGTGCGGGTACGGTACTTTGATCGATCTCGGTTAACTGAATACCGGGAGAAATAAAATCAAATTTTCTAGGCATTAAAGTACTCCTTGTAAAGTATATTTCATAATAAATAGTATGATATGGCCTCAATAGTCATTATTCGCGATATTTCTGCTTGTAGGGTCTGGCCCAAGGAATCGTGTCTCCCAAGATAACGCGCTCGCGGCTCATCTTAACATCCACATAGTTTTCTCTGACTACTATTTTTGGCTTTTCTCTGTTGCTTCCTTCACCCATCAAATAACCTAAGACCTTTATCTCGACTTGAGTTTGAAAATATCTCTCTTCTTCTCCAAGATTGGTTACATTAGTAGCAGGGCTAAAATCTTGTTGAAGAAATGCTTCATACCGATGACCATCGTTATCAAACAGAAAGTGGTTAGTTGCCCCCGTT